CGGCGGCCGAGCCCGTGACCCGCGCAGGGCTGCCGCCGGACCCGGGGACTGCGGGCGTGCCTGGCGCGTAGCTCGCGACAAACAACCCGTAGTCGGCGCCGCTGTAGGTCAGCAGCACAGGCATGCCCACGTATGGCGCCAGCTCAGCCACCGCGCTACCGGCGATGATCGAGTAAAGGCCGCTGGTAGTGGCGGTGAAGGCAGCTGCCACCTTGAGCGTCAGCACAGCGCCAACGGTCCACCCGCCTGGCACCGAGGTGGCCGGTCGCTCTTTCCCGTTCGCATCGGTGATCGTCGCGTTGTTCAGCGTCAGCACGTTGCCGGAGACAGTCACCGAATCCGCGTTGATGCTGGTGGCCACGTCCGCCGTGTCGCTCAGGTCCAGGCCGGCCGTGCCCGAGGCGGTTGCGCCCACCTCCGTCGAGTTCACCCAGTTTTCCGAGCGCACGTCCCCGCCCACGTCGGCGCCGGGCGGATAGATGGTCATCTCTACATCACTGCCGAAGGACGTCAGCGGCGTGCTCCCCAGCCGCGCGGACCCGAGCGGAATCACGTGCCGGCCCTTTCCGACGCACACGAACATCTGCGTCCGATACGTTTTGCCGCCCACAAATCGCGAGACGGGCTGCACCAGGTAATCCGCCCAGACCCGGCATCGCCCCAGAACCTCCCGCACGGGGCTGCCAAGCCGCGCCGAGTTTGCCCGGGCGGTATCCAAGCTGAGCGTATCGCCCTGCCCGTAGCGGCTGCCGGAGGGCATATTGGCGGCCATGTAGATCGCGTAGGCGGCCATGACAGCCACCACTACCCAATAGACCACAGCAGCAGCACCCTCGAGGTAAGGGATCGGGTAGATGCGAACGTCGGTCTCGGCGTCTATCCACGTTGCAGCCCAAGCATCCGGCGGCACCGGCGCGCCACTCACCTCGACCTCGATCGGGTGCGGACCGTCGCCGAGGTAGCTCGGCACATTGGTCCGCAGCCAGCCGTCAATTGTCGTACGGCCGTGACGATGCGTTTCCAGTGCTTCGCCTGGCATGCGCGAGGGGAAGATCTGGATCACGCGTAGTACTCCACCCGATTGAACCGGCGTTCGAATCGCGATACGGGTAGCACAGTCACGTTCCGATCCTCATTGCACTCCAGCGTGCACATGCGGCCGTCAACCTCCACCAGCACCGCCACGTGAGTGACCACGCTGCCCTCGTAGCAAAATGCCACGGCGCCCTCCACGAGGTCGCTGCCGGCGTGCTGAAGGGTGGCCGCCTGCGCCAGCTCTGCGAGGTCATCGCGCGTCGCGCCTGGATGGTCGTCCCAAGGCGCGAGGCCAAGGTCACGGCGGACCTCGTTGACCACCCCGTAGCAATCCAGCTCAGGGAACTGCCGCCCGCCGCTGACCCAGACCACGTCCAGGTACTTTTCCAGATCGATCTTCATGTGATGTAGCGCAGCCCTGGGTGCTTGGTGAGGTTGAAGCGGTCGCGCGGCCAGGCCGTGTCGAGGATGTTCATGAAGCCAGCGGTCACCTGCACTTCGGTCGCGGTCCACTGGCCGCCCTTGATCACCATCGACAGCGGCCTCTTGATGGGCGCCAGCAGGTCGGTGCTCAGGTAAACCCGCAGGGTGACGGTCATCTCCAGCCGGGCCGCCAGCGCCGCGCGGATCTCGGTACTCACCACCCCGTCGATGTTGGTCAGCGCAAAGCGGAGGTCTTGGACCCCATCGGCGTTGCGGGAGGGCTTGGCCACATCCATGCCGCAGGCCTTGAAGGTCACCGTCTGCCCTGTCTCCAGCACTGCGGTAATGTCTTCCCAGCCCTTGGTGAGGTAGTGGGTCTTGCTGCCGACGGTGATCGCCAGGGTTTCGTGCTCCACCTCAGCGCCGCCGGAGGCGTACAGCCGTTCAAGAATGCTCATGGCCTGGGCCACTCCCTGTTTGCAGCCACGTCGATGACGTTGGCCTGCAGGAATCCTTCGGGATACTCAGACCAGCCATCCGCCAGCAGCGGCCGGCTGTAGATCTCCAGCGGTGCCGTGATCAGCCACAGGTTGCTGTTGGTCAGCGTCGGGCCGTCGTAGATATCGGTGAACCGGCTCTTGTAATAGTCCATCCCCAGTGGGCTGCGCAGACGGCACGCGAACCACGCAACACCGTCGTTCAGCCCTTCCTGAAACCACTTCTCGAACAGCGCGGCTTGCCCGTCGTTCAACAGCCAGCGAACCTCCACGTTTGTCGGCGTGGCCGTATAGGCGCGGCGCGGCATCGATCGACCACTGACGAACGTGGACCGCTTCAGCGGCGAGACGTGGCGCAGGCCATAGCCTTCGCGCAGCGGCTCGGGCAGCCACTGCGGTTGCATGATCAGCGCCATTACCCGACCTTCCTTCTGACGTTCCAGTTTGAGCGCATGGCCCGGGACTGCGGCCCAGTGCCAGAGGTGGTATCGGCTACGCGGTCTTTCCGCGCCATGGTCACCGCCCTGACCACCGCCTGCTCCATCATCAGCCGCTCACGCTCACTGAGCGATCCATTGACGTTGAAGTTGAACTCGTTGGTGTCGCCACCACCGCCGCCGGTGCTGGTATCGCGGGCCACCCGCTCCAGGGTCGCATCCAGCTTCGCGCTGGTGGCCGCGGTAGTGACCCGCTCGCCCTTCTGCAGCAACCAGGTTCCCGTCTCGGGAACGCTGTCGATGCCGTCGTGCGCCATGCCGACAGCGGAGATGCTGGAGATGATCCCGGCCGTCGCCGCAGCGACGGATGCGATCGCTGCCAGATTCGCCGGCCACGGATTCTTCGCTGCCTCCGCCATGCCTGCCTGGATCGCCAAGGTTGCCTGCGCGATCGCGGCCGCCTTCTGCGCCACGAAGGCGACCTTGTACAGCGCGGACTGCTCGCCGAAGCTGTTCCGCATGATGTCTGTGACGCTGCCGAGGCCCTGCTGTGCAGCGGTCAACGTGACCTGCCAGCGGGAGTCTTCCAAGGATTGCAGACGTTTCTGGTGCTCGGCCCGCATCTGCTCTTCCTGAGCATCCCATTCGCCCTCGAGGTCCGCACGCGCCTGGCGGTACTCATTTAGCGCTTCCAGCTGTGCCTCATACCTCGCGTTCTCCCGCTCCATCGCCTTGTCGATCTTGGAGAATTCGCCGGCCGCGCCACCGTACAGTGCATCCGGCCCGGTGAAGCCGTCTGCACCCGTTCCACCCACCTGGTCCAGCGCGCGCCGAGCGGTCGCCGCGTAGTCCGAATCATTCGCCGCACCGGCTGCGGCCGCCGCCTGGATCACCTTCAGCCGCTCGCGCGCTAGGTCGACGCCCAGGCTGTCCTCTCGGTTCAGCTCCTTGCGCAGCTTGGCAAACTCCTCCGTCGCCTTGGCGGCCTTCTCATTGGCGTCTTTCACACCGTTAAGCCGGTCGATCTCCATCGCCCAGCCCCGCAAGGTCTCCTGCTGCTGGGCATTGAGGCCACGTAGAGAACCAGTGGCGAGCTCGAAATTAAGCTGCTGCAGCTCCGTGGCCTTCTCGGACCTGTCCGCGCTGGCGTCGAACAGCGCTATCTGGCGCCGGTACTGGAAGCCTGATGCTTCGTAGGCACGCATCAGCTGCTGCTGCGCGGCAGCCCGCTTCTTCGAATTCTCGGCGTCGGCCGCGGCAGCAGCGGCAGCCTCCCGCACAGCGGGATCGCCAGTAACTCCGGCCGCCGGCACCGGATCCATAGCCTTCTGTGCCCTTGCCGCCTGGGCGGCCAGGTCCTGGGCCAATGCGAGCTTGGCCTGCTCCTGTGCGATCTCACCCTGCAGTCGCTTGATCACCGTATCCGGCGTGCTCAGCAAGTCGGACGGAATCAGCTCTTTGGCATTCAGCATCGATAGCCCGAGCGTGCCGCGAGCCTTCTTGACCGCGTCCACCGTGTCATTCAGCCGCTTGATGCGGTCCTCCACGCGGACCGTATCGAACGCATCGGGGCCGTTGAGCCGCGCAGACAGCTCCTCTGCGACGAATCCCGTGGCGCCGGCGAATGAGGCCGTGAACTTTGCCAACACCCCGATTGCCTCAATGGCACCAGAGATGACGTTGTTGAAGCCCTCGCGCACCTGGGGATCATTCAACGTGGCAATCAGCGTATTCACTGCTTCCGTAGCACCAGCCAGGCTTCCATCGCCGCCAGTGGTCAGGTCGTTGATGGTGTTCATCAGCGCTGCCAACGCGCCACCGAAGGTATCCCGGGCGGCCTCCGCCGCGCCGCCGTACGATTCCTCCAGGATCTCCAGAATCATTATCTGGGCTTCACCCTCTTTGCCGGCTTTCACCAGCTCGTCGATGGTGCCGCGCACTTCCTTGGTGAACGCCGCGCCGAAGCCCTGCTGCGCGAGCGCTGCCGCGGCCTTGCTCGGCGATTCCAGCGCGCGACCAATCGTCTCGGCCGACTGGCTAACGCTGATGCCCAGGCGTGCCGACTGATCGATGATGGCCTGCATGGCGCGGGGGATGTTGGTCCCCAAGATGCCCGAGTACGAAAGCAGACGGGTCTGGGCTTCCACGATCTCGCCACCGCTGAAGGTGGACTTGGCGGACAAGGTGTCGGCCATATCCAACAGCTGCTGCCGTGTGTAGCCCGCGGCGCCGCCGGTCGAACGAATGATCGCGTCGAGCTGGGCGATCTCCCGTTCCGCAGCGACTGTGTTTCGGGCGATCAGCACCACCGCGCCGGCGATAGCTGCACCGAGCGCAACGCCCGCCATCTTCGCTTCTTTCTCGATGTTCTTGCGCCATTTCTGCGTCTGGCGTTCGGACTTGTCCAGGCCGGACGCAAAGCCGCCGATCTCGGCAATGACGTCGATGGTCAGCGTGCCGAGAGAACGTCGTGACATGTGCAGTTATCCCCAGCTCGCCATCGCCTCTTCAAGGCCGATCGGCTCCGCTTTCTGGTATCGAAGGAAGTCAGTTACTTGGAATGCCGGGGCGGACGGCTTGCGCTTGCTGTTGGCGAACAGGCTGGCCAGAAGGCCAGTGTTCCAGTCGGCGCGCATCATCGGGTTCAGGCCTCCGTGGCGTTCCCGGTATGCAGCCCAGAGCCTCACCTCGCGAGCGCTGAGGCGTTCCTTCGCCACAGCAATGGTTTCGCCGCCGATGCCGTTAAGCACCAGCTCGCACCAGAACTCGTCTTCCGGTGTTAGCTCGTAGCTTTTCCCAGCGAGTTCACCTCGCCGATGGCGGTCAGCAGCGCCAGGGTCAGGGCGCCGTCCAGCGCGCCGCGGTCCGAATCGGACGCACCGGTAATGTCACCGACGGTGAAAACCGCCTTGCCCTGCTCATCGCAGATCGAGGCGGCGATCCGGCCTGCAACGCCGTCCTCGCGGCCGCCGACTGCGAGCACGTCGGAGATTGCGGACTGGAAGCCCAGCGGTCGCACGAACACCGTGGCGGTGAACTCTTGCTCGCCCTGGCGCCAGCTGATCTCCTTCTCGACCGGGCGGCCGGTGAAGGCGCCGGCCTGCAGCAGACCAGCGATCGACAGGGATACCGCCTTGCTCTTGGGGGTGGACGCCGGCGGCGCCGCCCGCTTCCGGCTCTGAGTCTTCACCGCGGTCACGGGGCCACCGCCTTACGGACCCAGACACCCGCGCCGGAGCGCTGCAGGCTAGCCGCGGTGGAAACCACTGCGTTGCCTTGGAAGTCGAAGGGGAAGTCGGCGACGTAGCCGCGGAACGTGTACCAGGTGCGGCCTTCGGGCAGCACCATTTCCGGCTCGCTGTTGCGCTGGGCCGTGGCCGCCGCGCCGGTGCCGGCGCCGCCGCTGAAAGCCACCGTCGGCACACTCGTGTAGCCGGTGCCCGGATTGGTGATGGTGACGCCGATCACCGATCCGCTGTCCACGATCGCGGTCGCCGTGGCGCCGGTGCCGCCGCCGCCCGTCAGGGTCACGGTCGGCGCGCTGGTGTAGCCGGTGCCCCCGCTGGTGACGTTGATGCCGCTGATGGAGCCGCCTACGGTGAGCGTCGGAGCGATGTCCACGCCGTCGGACCAGCCGATCGCCCACTGGATGAGTTCGTCGGATGCCTGTTCGCCGAGCTCCCACATCAGGTAGTGGCTCTCGTTACGCGGATCGGCGTTGATCGTGACCGACGCCTGGCCAGGCGTGCGCAGGCCCTTCTTGTACGTGCGGCTGTTGGTCTCGGACAGGCAGGTGTCATCGATCTGGTCTGCCGGGTTCGCGCCCGGGTTGAAGTTGGTGATGCACTCGATCTCGCGGATCTGGCCATTGATCAGGCCGTACAGCTGGGTGCCTTGCGTCAGCATGCTCATGAATGTCTCCCTGCGGGCATAAAAAAACCCCGCAGTGCGGGGTGTGGGTTGGTGAAACGGACCGACGTGTTCAGCGCGGCACAAGCCAGTACACGTCGAACGAGTAGCGGAACAGCTTGGTTTCGGGGTCTTTCACCTGGTCGCCCCAGCGCGTGACATAGGCCCTCCCCTCGATCGCGTCTCGGATCGCCAGCGCCGCCGGCAGCAGCGAGACCGGGTCGTCGCTGTAAACGTCGATCTGCAGCGAGTACCCGTCCACGTCAGGGCGGTCGCCCAGGTACTGGGCCGGTTCTCCGCCGATGGTCTGCCAGACGACGTAGGGCCGCGCCGGCGGCTTCTCTACCAGTCCGAACGGATAGACCCTCGTCGGGCTGGTGCCGAACAGAGTCAGCACCGCCGCGCTGGCAGTGCAGGCTTGGAAGATGGGCGCGATCACTTCTTTGCTCCCTTCGCCTGTTTGGCAAGTGCGCGGTCGAGCGCGCGATTGAACTCGAGCGCGAAGGTGTCCACCGCCTTCTGCCCGGCCTGCTCGGCCACCGGCCGCAGGAACGGACGGGCCGCCACCTTGGCCGTGCCGAGCTCGACGTGGCGCCAGTACCAGGTGTCGCCGCCGGGATTGCTGGAGCTGCCATCCGTGGCATACGTCTGACCCGTGCGGCGCTTACGGCGATTCTCGCGGGTTCTGCCGTACTGCTTGGCACCGCCGAGCACACCCAGCCGGAAGGCCAGCTGCCCGTCGCGCTTGAACGCTCGGCCGTCCCAGCGCAAATCGATGTTCTTCCAGATCTCCTCGCCCGTCTCATGGTCGTCCAGGCGGCGGGCGTTGCTCTGCGCCTGAGCACGCAGGACGGCGGTCGCCTTCCGCAGCGCGGCGCGACCGCCCTTGGCATTGGCCTCGTTCTTCAGCTGGGCCATCTTCGCCTTCACGCCGTCCAGGCCACTGACGTCGAACCGGATGTTGTCAGCCATCGTTGACGCCTTCGCTGCATGGCAGCGTCATGTATTCCAGCCCGCTGACCGGGTCGGCCAGCACGCCGTGGACGTTGTAGACCTGCCCCCGGTGGATGATGCGGCTCTTGTCGGTGACGCCGACACGGTGCCGGATGGTGATGCGCGCCGTCACCTCGCTGTCGATAGCCTGGGCGGCCACGAACTCGCGGACGGACGCCGGAACCACTTCGGCGAACACCGTAGCCAGATCGGCCCACGCCGTGATGGGTGCGCCGGATTCGGGATCCTGGCTCTCCACGGGGTTCTGTATCAGCACCCGGTGGCGGAGGCGGCCGGCGGCGATCACCGGGGCTTCCCGCTCATGTAGGTGCCCGCCTCGGGATCAGCCTCCACGTCCTCACTCTGGCAGACGTAATCCATCAGCCGGTTGGTCGCCTCCGCATTCTCCGCCAAGGCCTGGGCGAGAGCCATCATCGCTTCCGCCTGCGCCATCTGTGCTGCGGCCGACGCCTTCAGCGCTTCCGACAGCTCGTTTTGCTCGTTCATGGGCAATCCCCATCCATTTCTCTATCCACGCCCGGCGGCGCATACACCCTTGGCACGGCATCAGGCGACCGTAGTCCTGCGAAGGGGAGCAAGTTGTGCTGTGGCTGCCTTCGACAGGACGTACCCGTGCCCAGCGTCCGCCGGAACCACGTTTTCGCCCTCACCTTCCCGATAGCGGTACTGCGAAGCCAGCTCCAGCAGCGTGGCCGCAATCACGGCTGGCTGCAGGATGGGCAGGTCATCGCCGTCCAAAACGGGGAGCGGGACGCCGGAACCGTCCCTGACAACATCTCCGCTGCTGTCTCGCTGCAGCACGTACAAGCGCCACTCCTGCTTCAGCCATGCCGCAACGGAGGACGACACGGCCGGAATCCATAAGGCCAGCCAACGCTCGTCTGCATCGCTGTCGAGGCGCAGCTGCTCGCGCGCGTCAGCCTCGGTGATGAACTTAAACATTGCCGGCCCCCAGCTTCACCGGCCCGGCCGGCACCTTGACGCTCTTTCCGTCCTTACCGTCCCGGCCTTTACGAGCCGCGAGGATCCAGTCCTCCGAGTTCTCCAGGCACGGCCTCGAGGCGTTGTCACGCTTGGCGATCCACAGCGCTCCATCGTGGGTGATCGACTGGCCCGCCTTCATTCCCATGCCGTCGCGGTGGAAGCCCCGGTGCACCATGTATGGAAGCACCAGCTCAGCGCGGCGATCACCGGCGCCCAAGGTGATCACAAAACCGCGCTCTGCGTCATAGACGCCGGCAGCCGATTCGAAGCTGAGGCCGTCCCGGCCATCCTCGCCCACAACTTTGCCCAGCCTGACGGCTTCGCCTCTGGTGGTGGTGATCACCAGTTCCCCGCCGCGATCGATCATTGCCCCCGCTATACCCACACCATCAGCACCCGCCTGTGGCGGGTTGGCAGCGAGATGCTTGGCGACCTGAGCTGCCAGCTGCTCGTCGGTCACTTGCGGCGCGTCCTGGCCGTCCTTCGGCACAGGCAGTGCGGCGACAGCGGCCTTGACCGCCGTATCGATTGCCGCCGGGTCCGCATCGCGTCCGTGCTGCACCGGGTTGGCTTCGAAGTGCTTCGAAACTGCCTCGGTCGTGGCCACATCCAGCAAAGTGATCAACCGCGGCGAGCCAAGAAGCTTGTCGACCACCAGGTCAGCCAGGCTTTCCACGTCCACCGGATCCGCGTCCTTGCCGTCTTCACCCTTCTGCAGAGGCCGCGCCTTCAGCTCTTCCAGCTCCAGCCGCAGCGCGGCTGTGGCCTCTCGGATCAGTGCGCCGATGTGCTTGCCGAACTCCTTGGGGTCAGTCATTGCGGAACACCTCGGCTCGTGCGGCCTCGAGGGCCCTCAACATGAAGATCTCCTGGGCCAGCGCGCGGCGTTCCTCGCTGTCGTCAGGCGGCGGATCGACCACTTCCGGATCCGGGTCTTCCGCCGCGGTGGGCGGCAGCTTGTTGTTCCGGATTTCGGAGATGGGGAAGTCCTGCTGCTGCTTGTAGATCGTGTCGCCGCCCTCGATTGGTGGCAGGCCGAACACCTTGCGCCCCTCGTTGGTGGTCTTGATATCGCCGTCGACCAGCGTGCTTTCCACCTGCGCCTGCTTGCCGACATCCATGCGCAGGAGCGGTTCCAGGTCCAGCTCGATGCCGCGCGGGCGGCTGATGCCCAGACCCTCGTCCAGCAGGTTTTCCATCGCTTCGATGTGGGCCTGCAGAGCATCGGAGTAGTACATCTGGTTCACTTCGTCCGGCTTCGTGCCGGCGGGAACGCTGCCGATGCCCACCTTGAAGGGAGGAATGCCGAACGGCTGGCACACCTGCTCGTCCGAATACCGCATCTGCTCAACCAGCTGCGAGTCGGCAGCCTTGAAGGCAAAGGAGGTGAACTTCATGTCGGCGCCTACCACCGCGACGTTGCCGGCATTGGATCCCTTGAACTCGGTGTTCCAGTACTCCTTCACCAGCTGAGCGTCCTCATCGGACATACCCGCCGGCGCGGTCAGGATGCCGCCAGGATTGGCGCCGTTGGAGAAGAACGTGGTCGAGTCCTTCAGAATCTTGAGGTTCTTGACCGCCGCCCAGTTCGCCGCGCACAGCGGCGGCACGCCGATCAGCTGGTGGTGGAAGCAGTTCATGCGGTCGTGGATGATCTCGCTGGCCGGGATGATCAGCTGGTCGCCGGGGTACTTCTCCGGCAGCAGGTTGTTCCCGCTGCCATAGTTGACCTGGTAGAACACATCGCCGCTGTCGGACACCATCGGCTGCACCCGGTTGGGGTCCAGCACCCACAGCCTCGTGACCACGTTCCGCTCGTCGCGGCCCTTCAGGACGTAGGTGTTGCCCTGTGCCAGCTTGGACAGGATCCAGGCTTCACGGAACTGCTGGGCCGTCTGGTACACGTTGGGCTTGCGCAGCACTGGCCAGTAGGCGGTGTTGGTGGTGTCGACCCGCCAGATGCCGTCAGCACCTTCGATCTTCAGGACAAACGGCAGCTTTCCAATGTCGCTGTTGATCCGATTCATGCAGGCGTACAGCGTCGGGTAGGTCATTACCGACTCGTGCCGCTCTTCCATGTTCCGCTGCCAGGCGCCGATGAACGGCTCGCGCACCAGCGGCTGCCAGCCATCTCGCCCCGGACCAGCAGCTACCGGAGACAGCGATTTCAGGTAGTCGGTGCCGTACTTGCGCACGCCGGCCTCGGTGGCCAGCTCACGGGGCGAGAAACCAGTCATTCGGATGCGTCCTTGTCAGGCGCGGGCTTGCTCGCTGCGGTCTTCGTTACTTCTTTCTTGGCAGCTTTCTTCGATGCCGGCTTGCCTGCGGCCTGCGCTGCTGCCTTGGCCGCTGCAGCTGCATCACGCTTCGCCTGAGCTGCAGCGCGCTTCGCTTCGAGCGCCTGACTGTCCGGCTGTGCCGGCGGCGCTGCTGGAGCCTGCGCCTGCATGTCGCGGCGCTGATAGCCACCATGGCGCTCCAGCAGCGGGGCCAAGCGCGCATCGACACTCACCAAGCGATTGCGCCTGATCATTGGGATCTTCGACATTTCGATGCTCCTGGGAAAGGAGACGGGGGCCGAAGCCCCCGTCAGTACCACCCTGCGTTACGCGCCGCCGCCAGCGTCCGGAGCGACCGTATTGGTCCAGGAGACACCGGTGAGGTAGGCAACGGCCTGCGGCCGGCGCTTCTTCCAGTTGACGAAGCGTTCGGCTCGGATCGCGAGCTGGTTCGTCTGGAACATGCTCTGGATCTGCGCCATCGTGGGCGTGGCGGTCGCATCGTCGTCCATGATGATGGTGGCCTCACGGCTGACATCGATGGTGACAACGCCGTCGTCGGCCAGGTAAATCTCACTGGCGAAGGCCAGAATGAACATGCCGGACGGAACGTAGTTGGAAACAACCAGCGGAACGCCATCGATGTCGCCGCCCGTCATCGAGACATTCGGGAACTCCCGCGCCATCAGCGGGTTGCGCAGGCCGGACAGCTGCCGGGCGGTCGCACTGTCGGTGATGTATACCGCACTGGACACAGGCAGGTTGGTATCGTCGGCCGTGGCCCAGAGCGCCTGGATGTCGGCGTAGACGTCACCGGTCGCGACGATCGGCGTCACTCCGTTGGTGATCGAGGCGGGCGACAGGCCTGCACCGGTGGCCGCTGCCTTGGCGGGGTCCACGAAGTCTTCGTCCATGCGCTCGATCACCGCATCCGACAGATCGTCGCGCACCAGAATCTGGATCGACGGGTCGGCGAAGCGCGCCAGTTCTTCGGTGATCACCGAGATACCCGCGATCTTGGCCCACTTCAGCTCGGCCGCGTCATAGCCCGACTTGGTGACCGGCTTGCGGAAGCCCTCGCCGACCCACTGCGCGCGCCCCTTTGCGCTCTTGCCCGGGATGCGGACATTAAACGGAACGCGGCGCAGGCCGGGCACATTGCCCTGGCCGAGCTGGCCAATGATCGTGCGCGGGCGCAGGAAGTCAACGAACTCGCTCGACAGGTTCTGGTACTGCACCAGACTGCCGGCCCACGACGGATCGGTGGTGTTGCCTGCGGCGACCGCCGCTTTCATGATCTCGTTCAGCCGCACGTCGTCGCGGAACACGTTGTCCGAGAAGGCCTTGGCACTCGAAACGTCACCCTTGCCCGCGTACATCGCCATGGCGAAACGGGCGAAGCCGATGCCCTGCTCTTCGTTTTTGCGGCTGTGGATCAGGGCCGGGCCCTTGCCGGCGGCACGCTTCGGATCGGAGGCCGAACCCTGCTCCTGGACGATCTGCGCGGCCGGAACGGCCGACTTCGCCTGAACGGCCTGCAGGCGACTCAGGCGATCGATGTCACCGTCCAGCGCCTTGATCTGGACATCCAACTCGTCGAACTCTTCCTGTTCAGCGGTGTTGAACGAACGGCCTTCGTCCATCGACTTCTGGGCGATCTCGCCCAGCTTCTTCTGGTGCGCTTCACGGGTCGCGCGGAGCGCTTCCAGCTGTTCTGCAATGGTTTTCATTGGGATTTTCCTTGATGGCGCAGCCGTTCGGCCCGGGTTCCACGCCGGGCAGTGCCTGCAATATTGGGAGGCGGGTTCCACCCCGCGGGGCCGTCTGGCCCGGTGCTTCAGTGCAGCAGCTTCACCGCGCCGCCGGCCGGTCGCTCGACCCGGACCGCCTGGCGCTGGATGAGGGGCACGCCGTAGTTCACCGAGCGGCGTCCGCCGGCGGTGTCCATGGCCTTGATGGTCTGGATGGTCGCCGCGGCGTTGGCCGGGATGGTGACCAGGGAGAGCTCGTAGATCTCGGTTTCGGTGAACCGGATGCCGCCGCCGTCCATGTAGCTGTACTCCAGCGCGCGGAAGCCGATCGAGACCCCGCGCACCAGCTTTTCCCTCACCGACTGCCAGGCGAGGTCGCACAGGTCCTTCAGCGCGCCGGGAGTGGTGATGTTGGCGACACTGGCCTCGAAGGGGATGCCCTTGGCTGTCGGCTTGCCGAACTTGACGATTCCGACCGGGCTATCGTGGCGGTGCTGCCACAGCAGCGGCAGCTCGGAGGCAAACTTTGCCCCCAGCGGCTCGACGATATCGCCGTAACGATCCGCCTCCGGCGTGGTCGCCCAGCCGGTGATGATTCGCTGGTCGTCGTCGTAGGACTTGACCTCCAACACGCTGTAAGCGCGATTCTCGTTATTCATCGGTTTCCACCCAGGGTCATTAGGACGAGCTTCTTCTTGGGTTCTTCGGCGACCGGAATGCTGATACCGACGGCCATCAGTAATGCAGTCATGTCGTCGATCTTGTCCGGAGAGCGGCGCTTGTCCGGAGCCATATTCAGATTCACGTCCTGACGGGCGATCAAGTTGGCTGCACACCAGGCGAGCACAGGGTCACCGTCGTGGACTAGGCGCTTGCCTATATAGGCGCGCTCCAGCTCAGTCATCGCCGGGTGATACGACTTCGGTCCCTGGATGAACTCGACCAGTGGAACCTCCGCCGCCACCAACCTGCTGACCATCTCCGTAGCGTTCCACCGATCGAAGGCCAGCGACTGCAGGTTGAATTTCTCCCGAACGTCGAGAATTGCCCTTTCGATCACCGCGTAATCGGTGACCTCGCCCTCGGTCTGTTCTATGAAGCCAGCTGCCACCCAGCCGGCGTAGGGAACAGTGCCCCGCTCGGTCCGCTGCATCACAGCCGATTCCGGAACCCATCGACGGCCCCACGTGATGATCTTGTCGTCCACCCTCCACACCAGCCGTAGCGATGTGAGATCTCGTGTGCTCGCCAGATCGAGGCCACCCCAGCAAGGTGCATCTCTCAGCGCGTCAAGGTCCACCTCTCCAGCGCACGCATTCCACTTGGGCAACAGGATGAAGCCGTTGGCCGCGGCTGCCGGCCGGTTCAGCCTCTTGATCTGGAACTCCGCGAGCTTCGAAGGCATTGCCTTCGCCTCGACGGACTCCTTGCGAATCGCCGCCAGCAAATGGGGGTTCACGTCCATCAACGGGTTGGCTTTGTGCCATGCCTTCTCATCGAAGTCCGGGTCATCCTTGTCGACGGCGAAGAAGATCGCCAGGAAGTGATCCGCCGTCTCTCCAAACACCCCCTCGATCAACTGGGTCGCGAACTGCCGGATCTCTGACCATGGCCCAGGGTTCGCGTATCCCTCTGTGGTCGTGAAGAGCCACAAGGGGTTACGCCTGGCGCCGGCAGCCGACTGTAGAACGTTCAGCAGGTCTGGCGTCTTATGAGCATGGATCTCATCCAGCCCGACATGGGAGGGATTCAACCCGTCCTGCGTGCTGGCCTTTGCATTGATCGGCTTGAACGTTGCTCCGGTCTCGACCCTGCTGATCGCGTTGGCCCAGCATTCGAGCCCGTAGGCATCGCGCAGGTCCGCCATCTTCTCCGCCATCCGCTTGGCGACATTGAAAATGATGCGAGCCTGGCTGCCGGTGGTGGCCGCAGAAATTACCTGTGCGCCCTCTTCGTCCTCGCAGCACTGGCAGTACAGAAGAATCGCCGCTGAGAGCGTGGACTTGGCGTTCTTGCGCGCGACGGCGAATAGCGCCGAGGTGAAGCGCCGGGTGCTATCTGCCTTTCGGAACCCGAACAATTGGACAACGAACCACACGTGAGACGGGTGCAACCGAATTTCCGGCGTGTCCCACTTGCCCTCAACGTGCGGCAGAAGCTCAATCCACCCACAAGCGTGATTCGCATGCTCCCTGGAGAACCAGAACGGCGCGCCCTTTTTCTTCGCGCGCTTCAGGTCTTCCAAAAACCGCTTTGCCGCCAGCTTGATCAGCCGCCCAAATCGGCCGGACCTATCAGACGAAGCAGCTCGCGCGTAAGCGATCGCTACGTCAACGTAATCACTTGGCGGCGTGGGCTCTCGGCTTGCCGAGCGCGGTGAACGCGTTCCCGGGCTTTTCCGCGTCGCCATTCGGCCTCACTTTTCCTTGCGCTGCCGGCGTAAGGCCGAAGTCGTTCATCAAGCCCCGGAGCTGGGCGACCATGGATGCGACTGGCGCCTCGCCGGCGGCGTACAGCTGCACTGTCTTTCCGTGCAGCGCGCAGAGCTGGCCGAGGGCGGATAGTCCGGCCTCGGTCAGCAGCTTGTTTGCGTGGAGGATCGGTGCGAGCCGATCCCATTCTTTGATGGCGTGGGCATTCGGCAGCCAGTCCGGCGCCCTCGGAATGTCCGATACCAGCGGCAATTCAGCCACCTCGGTCGGCGCACGGTCAGGCCTATCGGTCCCGGCAACCACCTTCAGCGCTGTGGGCTTACGGGGGCGGGCCATGTTTGGGTCTCAAAAACTGAATTTTTCGAATTGACGGTGCAATAAAACGGCTGGGACGGCGGTGTCCGGTGACATCGCCTCAGATATTTCCACCCTCCCCCCCTGGGGTGGTGGGCTTGGCGCCGCGCGGGCGCGCGCCGAAACGCGAACGACGTACGCCGCGCGCCGCCTCAGCCCTGGTCTTCACTTCATGGCAGTCGCCGCATATGGCCTGCAGGTTGGACTCGTGGTCGTCTCCACCCTCTGCCTGCGGCACGATGTGATCGACCTCCACCGCTAGCGTCACGCGGCCATCCAGCTGGCACGGCTGGCAGCGGTACTTGTCTCGGACCATGACGGCTTCACGCTTCCGGCGCCACGGCCTTCCTCCGCGCCCCTGTCCATACCGGTTCGCCTCTTGCGCTTCATGAATTGGCGCGAGGTTCGGCAGCGGTTTATGGCTGGATGGAAAGCCTGGCATCAGATGAACTCCACCTCGACCTTGCCGTGCTTGGTGCGCTGGATGGCGCGCTTTCCGTGCTTGTGGACCCGGACAGGCGTGTCGTAGTGGCGGACCACTCCCTTGCGGGTGTCGGCATACACCACCTTCTCCACCACCTGGCCATCCAGCAGAACACGGCGACGACCACGGCCGTCGTCGACGGTGTGGATATGGCCAGAACGCCGCAGGCCGAGAAGGCTCACAGCCTCACCTCGGCACGGTCTGCGGCGATGACTGCCTGACAGGCCCTGAGCTGGTCGTCGGCATCTCGACCGATTCCAATAGCAGGGCCCGCAACCGTGACTCCGAGGTCGGCGGGCGCATCACGCTGGACGGCGCCGGCGGCAGCTTCGGACAGGCGACCGGTGTGGCAGGTGGCGAGGTCGTGGCGCAACCGGACAGTGCCAGCACGCAGCTCAGCGACAACAGAAGCAGGGACGGTCTCGGCCGCCGCGCGGTCTTCTTCATGCTTCGCTCCGATGATTGCCATGGTGTCGGCCTGGGTGTGCTCGGTTGCCCGAGCGTCGTTTAACTGGCCTGTGACGGCTTCGGCAACGGCGGCACGCTGTTCGGATTCGACCAGACCGGCACGGTCACCGCGCCACGCCCAACCGGCACCGAACATGGCAGACGACCATGCAATGAACACAGCAATGGTGATGGCTGCGATTCTCATTGTTCCGCCAAGCACTTGGCATGCCGCTCAAGCTGCCGCGTCCATACGCCCTTGCAACCCTGCGGCCCCCAGTTCTGAGGCAGCGAGCAATCTCGGCCAGCCTGTTTCTTCCACAGCAGCAGGGCATCACAGGCTGCTCGATACTGACCAGCCTGGAGAGCGCGGCGCATCGAGGAGCCACGCCAGTTGCCAATGCCGTACTGGCCGGTGAAATCGATATACAGGTCGTATTCGCCCTGAGTCAGCTTCACGCCAGGGATCGACGCTCGGAATCGCGTTTCTTCCTCACTGTGGAGGTTGCGCGCCAGCGATGCAGCACGCTCCCTGCTGATAGCTGGGTCGCCCAACCGGACCGGTGTTCCATCCTCGTAGCGAGTGGAACCGTGCCCTATCGTCGGCACATCGCCTTTCGTCGGGATGACCGGCGCCGCCGTAAACCCCTCGTATCCGAGCCACGAGGCAAAACCGGCTGCGCTCAGCACCAGCCCTCCGACCACGACTCGGAAAGGCACGCCTGCTGGCTTGCTCATACCTTGGACGCCTTCGCGGCCTGCCGCCACTCACGCACCCAGCGCCACGCCAGATAAGTGATCTGAACTACCAGGTAGATAACGGTAAGGATGACGACCACGCGGTCGAGATTGGCGCCACCCGCGACGGCCCCGGCAACGGCGACCGGCGGCGCGACCTTGGCGCCAGCACCAACTGCGGTGCTGATGATTTCGTCCCGCATGGTTGCCCCGTGCAATGTCCGGTTCGGCATGTCGCCCCTCCCGGTGTTGGTCAATAGGCGCCCGCCCCTCCGCCGGCTGGGCGCAAGGGTTGATCCGGTCTGGGAAGCGGGCAAAGAAAAAGCCCCGGTCGTTGGCCGGGGCTGAGGTCGTGCGCGATAGTAGTGAATCTACCCTCAAAAGTGCGGGAGTGTCACTCCCGCAAACTATGAGGGGTGATTATGGTGACCGCGTTTCAGGTCACTGATCGCTGCCTCCCACAAAATCTGCTCAAGATCTTTCCCTTCACTGGCTCCGTCTGCAATCGTCTCTTGGCCAACATCGCCACTCCATACGGTCTTGCCTTCACTGTCGGAGCCGGTGACTTTGACAATTCCACCGCCCTGCTGCCGGTGCAGCCTCACCACGTACTGATTACCGTCGTGCTCTACCGTGTCGGTTTTAATGAGGTCAAGTCCCAGAATTGCCATGTGTGTTCTTCCTTGTTAGGCGTATCGCCCGAAAATGGGCGATGAATTGTCACCTACATTTCGATGCAACGCGATCAAGGACTGCTCCCATCGCCCAGCATGCATCCTGCTCGGCCTCGGTCATGCGCTGCAGTACCCACTCATACACGCCTCGCCACTTCGAACGATATGTCGATTCGTCCCGTCCGATCGCCGCCGCACGCCGACGGTCGCTGACATGGCCGAGGCCCGAGCCGCCGCATACCTTGCACGTCGTCAGCAGCTCTCCGGACAGCGTCTGCCCCCTGCCCTCGCAACTGGCGCAGTGGGACCGGTGCGCAATCTCGCTGATCACCGCCATAGCCAGCGTCGGCAGGGATTCCAGCGTGCTGATCGGCCAGCACTGCGCTTTGACTTGACCCAGCAGCTGCGCCGCTCGGTCGCGCTCCGCCCGCTGCTCAGCCGTCACCGCACCAGCCCAGCCCATGCACACCTCCGCCAGGCCAAGCTCCGTGCGCGCGTCAGCCAGTCGACGCTGCTGCCGTCGCAGCTCGGGGGTCACAAGGGCGATCACCGCGTCCCGCAGCTTGTGCCGGCGGAGGGCCGCGCCATCCGGCCACCAGCAGGCCTCCAGCAGCTCCCGGCCCAGCCCAGCCGGCACCATCCCCAGCGCCGCCGCGATGTCCTGATTGGTGAGGTCGGGCGTCCCGCCGCGGCCGGTGTCGAACTTGACGGTGGACGGACCCAGACGGGCCATCAGCTCACGGACGTTTGCCATCTTCATTCCCCAGTTGATCGTTGGTTTGTCCCGCACCGGTGATGCGCACCACCACCTGCCCGCCAGGCCGGCGCTCGTTGCTCACGAACGGGTGGCTGATGAAACGCTTGTCGTCGATGCCCAGCACCTGGGCGATGCCGTCGCGGTACGCCTTGAACCGCAGCAGCAGGTTGTCGTCGTCGGGCAGCACCTTCCTGGGCGTCTGGTAGAAGTTGATCCACAGATGCAGGCGGCCCTCTGGCAGCCAGGCGTCACGCCAGCCGGCCTCGAAGGCCAACACGACCGCAGTCTGACGCGCCGCCTTGGTCGCTTCCGCCCTGCGGCGCCAGTTCACTCGCGAGTTCGGCGACAGGTCCTTGCTCGGCCAGGGCAGCACCAGCTCCAGCGCGCGCTCAGCCACCCGACACCTCCGGGCGCGCGGCGAGCATGGCGCTGTAGCCGGCCGACATCATCGGCTTGAACTTCTGCCCCGACTTCCCGGCCACGCCGAATGCAGCCGCCTGCAACATCTCCGCAGTCGGCTCCACCGGCACCAGCACATAGCCCTCGGGCGGCGTGAGGGCGGCGCGGGTGTTCCATGCCTGCCCGGAGTCCGGCTCATACCCCGGGCAACTGGATATTCCTTCGCACTCGCATTCGGTGCAGTGCACCTTCTGCCATTCAACGATGGCATGGCTCCACAGCTCCTCATCCTGCCAATTCCTGATGGCTGCATCACCACCACAGAACGGACATGCCAGCAGCTCCCGCGCCGTCTTCTCGATGTCGCTCATGCAGCAATACCCTCGTCTTCGTCGTCTTCGAACTGCTGCATGTGGGCCGCCCACGCATCCCCCAGGTCGTTACCTGCGGCGACCGAACAGCCCTCGCTTTCCGGCCAGTTGGGCCAGTGGCGAACATCCACCATCAGGCTGCCGTCGGAGAACCGACCGAAGCTGATATGCGGCTTCCTCACCCCGATGTCGCGATCCGGCTTGATCCACGGCCGGCAGGTTGAATCGCTCACGCCGCCCGCTCCATCTGCTCCCAGTGCGCCGTCAGGCGCTGCACCCGGCCGCCGCGCGCCAGGAACTGAGACACGGTCTCGCCCGGCTGGACTGCCGGCGTCTTGGCGGGTGCCGGGGTGTTAGCGGCCTGCATCTCCACCCGCGCAGCGCGCGTCCTGACCATCTTCGCGGCAGCGGCAAGTTCGTTCCGCTCGCGCTTGCGTGCACCTTGCTCCGCGGCGGGCGCTTGGCGCCGTTTCTTCGCCTTGCCGCTGCTCTGGTACGTGGCGTCGGGACCCGATCCCGTCTTCAGCACGAAGCCGCAGCGCACCAGCGCTGGCAGGGTGTTCCGGACGTTCTTCCGTTCCTCGGCCTGGCCGACCGCGGCGATGCCCATGCGCTCGTACAGGTCCTGCGCCTTCAACGCCTCGCCCGGCGTCGCATCGAGCACCTGGCGCACGTTGGCCGCCCGCTCACCGTAGATCCTGATCATGCTGCTTCCCTCAGTTGGTTGACCACCGTCTGCTGCTCGATCAGCTCGTCGTCGGTCCCGTAGGTCTCGTGGAAGGTCCGCGAGCCATCCATCAGGCTCGGGCCGTAGATCTCGCGCATCTCGCCGAACGTCTTGCCCTGCATCGGGTGACGGCGGTGGTGCCAGACGCACAGGGCGTACCCGAAGGCATGCCCACGGCGCTTGTTCCCGCTCTTGGCGTGGTTGTAGTCGCAGCCGTAGACCGCTTGGCCAGTCGCGAGCAGGCCCTGCGTGACCAGCGACAGGCATGCCATGCAGGGGCCGACCTTGGCCGCCTCGATACGGGCGCCCTCGGCGGCGGTGGGCGGCGGAGCCTTCGACCACATCAGCGCGCGCCCTCGATCGGAAGGCGCGACACACACACCCGGCGATAGAAGCCGATGCCGCTGTGGATATCCTCGCCGTCGCCGGGCATGTGGAAGCTCATGCGCCGACCCAACCCGCAAGGGTTGTAAGCCTTCGGCGGGTCATCGCTCTCGGTCCAGGTCTTGAAGTGCTGGCACTCATCGCAAGGCTGAACGTCGCCCACGTCCTTACGTTCGTTTCGCCGGCGTACGACCTCTTCCAGCAGCTGGTCCGTCGTGAACTGGGCGAGCATCTTCCTGGCAGACATCAGCGCGCGCCTCCCCGGCGTTTCTCGTCACGGTCGGCCGAGCGCCAGCCGTGCTGCCAGGCCAGAGCTTTCTCGCCCAGCGGCTTCACCTTGCGCGGCTCCAGCTCGTCCTGGGTGTCCACCCACACCATGTGCGGGTTGGTGCTGAGCCCTTCACCGTTCAATCGGGCTGAGTACCCGGCGTTGATCTGGGCGGCGTACTTGCTGCGGGTGCCGAAGGCAGTGAAATCCATCAGTAGCGGCTCCGGACTTGACCGGGTTCGTTTGAGCCGGTGCACGCGTTCCGATGGTCGTTGGCATGAGGGCAGCGCTTGTTGCCACAGATGGGGCACAGGATCATTTCGAAGACGGTCCACAGCGCGCGCTTCACGAACGGCAGGCACTGGGCACACCAACAGTTCGGAATCCAGCGATAGACCGGCTTGAGACGCATCTCGCCGTCGGAAACTCGGCAATCTCGGTACTGCCCGGTCCACAGCCAATGCCCATGTGCGCCAGTCGCCGGGGATCCAGCGCGCGCAGGTCGGTGATGGCTCAGCGGAGATCGTTCTGCAGCGCTCATCGTGTGGTTGCTCCTGTCTGTGCGGGGTTGCGTCGGCGGGCCGCGCGTTGTGCGTTGCGGGCGATGGCTTCAAGCCGTTCCGCCTCCGCGATGTAGTGGTCGTGCCGGTCCTGCCTCACCGAGGCACTGAACTGGTATTGCTTCAGCGCTTCGTCGGCCGACTCGCGATAGAGCCTGGCCAGCTTCTTCCCGGCCACGCGCGGGTCGTGTTTGAAGATGTCCAGCTGGTTGTTGTCTGAGCGCATCAGGCAGCGCTCCCGAACCCCAGCTCGGCCGCCGCGCGCGCCATCGCCTCCGCAGCGGCCGAACGATCGCGCACCGCCACTACGCCGGGCTGCACCGGGGGCAGC